CTACTGTGACGTAAACGTGACGTGATTCGCGTAGTCCAACATGTGATTAGCGTTCAAGTGAGCATACTTTCTTACCATTTCAAGGGTCTCCCAGCCTCCCATTTCTTTTAATGTGAATAATGGTGTGCCGGCTTGTACGTGCCAGCTTGCCCAAGTATGACGGAGATCGTGAAAGTGAAATGATGGCATACCTATTTTTTCACACGCCTGCCTAAAGTCACGTCTATCAATATCTCCGATAGCGTGTCCCGTGGAACATCTCACGAATACGTACTTAGATTTTGACTTAGTCTTGATTTGCTGTAATAAATCAATGGCTTTGTTGTTCAATGGTAGCGATCTTGCTTTGCCGGATTTAGCTTTATCATTACTGACAATTGCTAAATTTTTTGCAAAATTGACCTTATCCCAAGTTAAAGTTAGAATCTCACTCATGCGTGCGCCAGTAAGTAGTGCAAATGTACAGACGTTACGCATCCATTCTAGCTTTAGAGAATTAATTAATTCTGCTGCTTGAGATTTTTCCAGCCAGCTAACCCTAACTTTGGGTTCGTTTTTTCGCATAATAAAAGGGATTTTTTCAACCCATCCCGCTTTATGCGCAAGTGAAAAAATTCTCAGCAGACTTGAACGGTATCTATTTTGCGTTGCCGGCGAAAGTGGCTTATTTCGCCGATGGCAAAATGTTGGAATCGCATTAATGAGTTCTTCGCTCGTTAAAGATTTCAGAGTTCGACCATGAAAACGTTCTCTAAAATATTGTGCGTGCGCTTGTTTGCTATCAAATCGTTTTTGGCCCTGACCGTCTTTCAGAAATAGCAATAATGCTTCCTCAAAGTATCGGTCAGGTGATTTATTCAGAATTTCGACATCCCATAATTGGGATTTTAATTTGTCATGAAATTCTTGAGCCTGTTTTTTTATTGCCGTTTTAGAAGAGCGTCTAATTCTGCTTCCGCTTGGCGTAACAACATCAACCCACCAGATTGCGCTGTCTTTTCGTTTGTAGATCGACATAAATTATCCTTCTTGCGACCTACAGAGATAACCTGTAAATCATTATCGACATGTTGTTTATGTTTTTCAAGATCGGAACGATAAATTCTCCATACTCTCGATCCTTGCATTTTAAATGCTCCCCAACGAAATCTATTGTTATAAACAGTTCTATAACTTAGATTTAGTAGTGCGGCAACATCTTGTAAAGATAGAGTTTGCTCCATTTTTACTCCATAAAAAAGCCGGATTATTTCCGGCTTGCTTTCATTTCTAAATACATTTTATACACGAGTTCTGAATCAGCGAATTGCCGTTCAATATCACGTTTCGCTTGATGTACACGGACATTCTGTTTCGAATACTCTTTCGAAAGTTCAAGTATTTCATCATTCGACTTAAGTAACTCAACAAGTGCGCCGATGATTTGCTTTTCTCGTTTTTCGCCGATTCCCTTAATTGCCTTTAAGCAATCAATTTCGGCGGTGTAGATTTTCATCCACGAGCCAAAACCTGCATCAGTTAGTTTTTTAACGATATGATTTTCGAGTTTTTCTGAAAGCGGATGACGTAATAAAAAATCATCTATTTGCTTGCCGATTTGCTGGCACTCATAGCGAGTGAGATATTTTGACTTGTCGTAGATTTTCGTCCATCGATACATTCGGCTAAGTTCGTTTTCGTTGAATTGATAACCGCTCGGGTTCATAATAAAAAACGAGGATACAATATGTTCTTTGTTTACCTCACTGATTCGGTCGGCAGTAAAATCTAAAATCCATTGCTGAATTTCAGGATCGTGATAAATAAAGTGGTTGTTAGCGGTTTGTGAGCTGAATTTCTGATATTCGTAACCGAACTGATCACGACAAACCACACCGGCGGTAATCGTCCAAGCGTGCGGCGTAATGAAAAATTCGTGGAATGCTTGCTCGCTGCCTTTAGAGTTCATCGGCAAATATCGGTTGTTGTACACGAAAATTTCATCGTCTCGCCCCATCGCTTGAAATGACATAAAATAAGATCCGTCCATTGCAACTTTACATTTCTTTTTAGCCCAACCGTTCGGATCGTGCTTTTTATTGCGTTTCTTTTTCTCTTTAGCCATAAAATTTACCCATAAAAAAGCCCACGTTTTAGCGTGGGCGGTATGTTAGTTAATCTTGTGGTGGCTTCGGAAGTGTTTGCCAGTGAGTTACTTTGCCGCACTCGCCATTATCCGAATAAAATCGATTACCGTTAATCATATAACCTATAAAAATCTCTACATAGTCTTCGAAATCGGATTTATAGCCATATAACAATAAGTTTTCAGATTTTGTTCCGCAGTCAAGCTCAGGTTTTTTGTCTTTAACACTAATCCAACCGTTATTTTCTTTAGTCATTTCCCAAATCCTTTTTAATAAATTTAGCGAGTTCCGGCTTGAAATAATTCTTGCCTTTTGCAATTTTTCCGTGTTCGTTAAACACCGGTTTACCATCTTCAAATTTGCTGTCATTGCTGTTGGCTACTTCTTGCAACGCACCTTGAATATCCATGCCAAACATATGCGCCACACCGATAGCGGTCACAATTTGGTCACAAAGTGCGTCTAGCAATTCAATTTTTTCTTTCGCACTTAAATGCTCAATAAACTTATTGTTATTGTCAAATTCTCTCAAATGTGCGGCTAATTCAAAAAGTTTATCGCCGGCACAGAACAATCCTTCGAACAATCCCAAAGCCTCAAGCATTTCGGTCACTTCTTCGAAGTGGCAACCGAGCTGCACCCGCTGATTATCAACTGTTGGATTCGGTACTGCGGTTCTAAACCAGCCTTCAATTTGATTAATGGTGTCCTGTTTCATTTTCTTGTTCCTTATTTTTTACTTAGCCTTCGGGAAATTCGTAAGACTTAACAAACAACTTACCGCCGTAACCTAATGCATTTGCTATGTTAGCGGTGGCGTTCAAGATGTTCACGAAATTATTGGCTTTTATCACTTTATTTTCTCCATTAATTCGCTGAATTTATTCGGATTGTATGGGTGGTCTCTAATATCCACGCCAGCCAAATAACAAGCAATGTTGTGTAATTGTTCATCCGTTACAGGTCTTCTGCCAAATTCAATGGCGGATAGCTCTGCTGAGCCTAAGTTAGTAGCTTTTGCCATATCGCCTAACGTAGAGTTGGCTAATACACGAAACTTTCGAAGAAAGTTACCTAAATCAGTTAGTTCTAATAAGCCTAAATAATTACTTCCTTCCATACATTGATAGACGGCAGAGCGGAGATTCGAAGTATTAGTAATAATACGTAAATCAATGCGCAATTCTTTAGAATCAGGATATTTAGTACACCAGTTATTTTCAATGTAGTCTAGAAAACACTTATCATTTAATAAGCGTTCATATTCAGCTTTGCTGATCATTACTGTTTCTGTGAGTTCGCTCATTTGTTCTTTCTCCAAAAAAACAAAACCGCTATTTCTAGCGGTCTTCGTATGGTTTGCCTGTAATTATTTCAATGACTTTGATTACGTCATCTTTAGTTTTATAAATGCGTGCCTCTCTTAAAAATATATGATCTGATGTTTTATCTTTCCATCGCCAATCATCTATTACATACTTGCCATTTCGAGAAGCTAATGTAAAATAGTTATCGTCATTATTTAAAGGCTCTGTTAATGGTTTAGGCAGTTGTAAACTATTACTTGACAACTGTGGTTCAGGTTCTTTCCACATTCCTATGATGTCAAAATCAGGATAAGGGTTAACCTCATTAAAAATACCGCTTTTCGCCCAAGAACGGGTAAGTTGCTTGCCCTCCAAGCTATCGACAATAACGCCTAATAATTGGTAGCCAATGTTATGTTTTTTTGTAAATTCATCATTAATGCAATGAAAAATATACGCTTTTGAACCATCCCTTAATAAAACTGGTTCACCTGCTAATGCTTTTTCTAAAGCAAATGGTTCTGGCTTTTCTTGCCATAAACCTACAATATCGAAGCGTGTTTCGTTGTTAGTATAGCGTTTAGATAATGTTTTATATGCCATAAAGTCATCTACTAAGTTATCAGCAGTATAAATACAATACCAGAAAGTATCTTTTATACTGTCATCTTTACCTAGAAACTTAACTTTTTTCCCTTCACGAGTTACTCCGAATGCACCATTCAAAATAGCCTGCTTATCTTGTTCCGAAATCATATTAACCTCTCAATTTCTTAAATTGTTTCTCAGCCATATCTAACAAAGCAGACTGCTGCCTTGCAATCATCTCCGCTCTGTATGCTTGCTCTTTTAATGCTTTAATCTCAGCTCGTAGCTGAAAATTTTCGGCTAATGCTTTTGCTCGCTTGCGTTTTTCTTCGATAAATTCGACCGCTTGTTTGCTGTAAAGCATTTGCCAGTTTTTGAGTTGTTTGCGTAACTTAAAAGGATTAATCGTCATGGCAATCAACCTCCACAGCATCTCTATTTTCGTAACACCATTTCAAAAAGTGGCTCATTTCGTCTTTTCTAGTGTTTGATTCGTGCCTCCGGCACAACTCGATAATTTGTTGCCGAGAGAGCGGGTCAAGGATTGCCCAGCTTGATTTAATGGCTAGACTCGCTGGACGAAAATCAGTTGCCAAACTGCATTTAAACCACGATAAGATGTAGTGTTTAAAAGTTGAGGCGGGGATATTTACTCTTGCTTCCATTGTATTTTCCATAAAAAAGACCGCTTGTTACGGCGGCCTATTGGTTAAATTCGCTCTTTAATGCCACCGAACTCATCAATTAACTTTTTCATAAAAGTTGATAATTCTTCGGCCATTAAGAAAAAATCCGCATCGAAACGTTGAGCAACATCTTCTTTCAGAATGTCGTCGTTTTTATCGCGAACATCTTCGGTAAACTTGATTTTCAAAATTGCACCCGATTCATCAATCGTACAGCTCAAATGGTTCTCCCATTCGACTGCAAGTTTTGTAACAAATTTGCCCGCTTGTAGGTGTTGTTCGATTTCGTGTGTTTCTAAATCTTGGTGCTTGCACCTTAATTGGCTAGCTGTATCAAACGATTTTAATTCAGCTTCTTCAAGTAAGTTTAGCCATTCCGGCGGAGTGCTATCAGCTACCCATTTCGTCATTACTTCACTTGGCAATAAGGCGAACGAAAGCGGAACAACCGGCAAAGAACCCAATGTTTTACGCAATAAAGCGAGCGTATCTTCCGCTCGCTTGCTTGAGCTGGAATCTACATAAATAAGCTGATTCGCCTCATCAATCCAAACGGCTGTGAACGTATCTTTGCTAAATGCGTGAATTAATAATTCTTGAGTAACGTCATCTTTAATCGCTTGCTTTTCAGTTTTCTTGAGTTTGCGCTGTTCTTTTTCTTCTAGTGCTTTAATTCTTTCTTCGGTTTTCTTTATTACAACGTGTGCCGGCAGAATTTTCTCTTCCTTGTGAGAAACAATAAGGGTATTTGAGCCTTGGCGGAAGCAAAGCGAATCACTCGCAGAGAGTGGAGCAGACCACCCGAATTTACTCATATCAGATTTGCCACACGGCGTAAAAGCAGTTTGCTTTAATTGCTCTTCTAAATTTGAAAGATCGACCGCTTGAGTTAAGCGGTATGTCATTAGATTTTTAAACCAAAACATATCTATTCCTTATCCTAAAATACGAGATTTTGCCACTTCAATAAGTAACTCATATTCTCGTTTAGTTTTTTCATCGTGTACTTGTGCGGATTTTGCTAAAAACTCATCAACCGTGCCACTAAAACAGCCTCTAGTTGCAAGCAATGAGCCGTCTTTCGATTTGTAAATCGTAAGTGTGCCGTTTTCTGTGCCTACAACTGAAAACCAGATGACAGATCTTTGCTCGCACACCTCAGCGTTGCCGTACACCCGAGCGTCGCCGTACACCCGAGCGTTGCCGTACACCCGAGCGTCGCCGTACACCCGAGCGTCGCCGTACACCCGAGCGTTGCCGTACATCCGAGCGTCGCCGTACACCCAAGCGTTGCCGTACACCCGAGCGTCGCCGTACACCCAAGCGTTGCCGTACACCCGAGCGTCGCCGTACACCCGAGCGTTGCCGTACACCCGAGCGTCGCCGTACACCCGAGCGTCGCCGTACACCCGAGCGTTGCCGTACACCCAAGCGTTGCCGTTATGATCTAGATTATTTTCAGATTCGACAAAGCCTCCAAGTGAGCCAGCTACAACTAAGCCAAAATCAATTAACGCTTTGATTCTGTATAATTTCTTGCCCGACCAATGCTCAATAAATTCATCGGTTAGTTCATATTTTTTACGTTCGGTCATTATTTTGTTCCTTATAGTAAAAATCCCGCACTTGGCGGGATTGAGGTTGTTATCCATATTGATGGTAAAAATCGTGAGCATCTAAATGCCCGAGGTTATTTTCATTAAGCCAACTCTCGGTTGAGTCGATTAAAATTGCAAAATAAGCACCATCAGGCATATCCTCATACATTGTCTTTACCGCATCTAGATAAGCTTTATATTCTCTGATTTGACTTTTATTCGGTCTCTTATAGCGTTTGTTTTTCATTTCTCACCCCATTTGTTTAATCAGTTCATCATAATACGTACTCGCCAAACTCACACGTTCTTGGATTCTTGCAATAATTTTTTCATCTCGCCTAATCTTTACGGTGGTAATACGTTTTTTAATCGGGATTTGTTCGACTAAATCGACGTATTTAGTTGGTTCTTGCCATTGTGGAATTTGGTCTAGAGGAGTAGGGAATAACACAAAATCAATTTGAGCTTCTTCACAATCCCAAAGCCACATATAGCCTTGCATTTGTGCGTCATAGCCTTGTTTAATCACTTTCGCTTCGGCTTCATCACGAAAGAACGGATGAGAGCCGATATCGTACGTACATTTTGTATCAATAATTAACTTACGGCTTGGCACATAAATATCACATTCTCCAGTTAGTATTGCATTGCCACAAGGCTTATTTCTGCGCTCAGTATTCTTTTTAAGTGGCAGACCACGAGTCATACCGCTTAATTTAATTGCTTGATCTTCTAGCTCTAGTCCTTTAGCTGTGAACTTATTACCTTCAAATGACTGCCAACCGAACAAGTCAAATTTTGCAATTTCTCGCACAGCAGATTTTGCAGATTGAGAGATTTCTCCAGCTTCTTTTTCCGCTTTTGTTTTTGGCTCAGATAGAAAATTGCTTAATCCCGAACATCTTACCGTGAGTTGATATAAGTTATTGGTTTCTTTCATTTTCGATTTTCTCTAATTCGTCATATTGCGAATTACTGAACTGTACGCCGTTATCGCACAATTCTTGTAGAGTTGTTTCGCCATTCAGAATATTTTGTTTATAAAGCTTAAAATTTTCTGGAGTAGCGGTCATATCTACGAACTCTGCGTCTTGAATATCGTTGTCAGGATAAGAAAACTCTGAATTATCTACATCTTTAACTACGGCTTGATCAGCGAGAACTGCTTGTTGCATCTCCACTGATAGTGGAGCTTGTTTTGATAACAGCAACTTCATTACTGTTTTGAGTGCCATCGCTTCAAAGTTGTCCGCCCACACGCTCGTCGCCCATTGTCCTTTCGCTTTCTTATCAAGATAAGTACGATAAGTCTGTGAATAGCGTTGTGCGTGCTGATCAACCTCAAAAGCAGTCATATACAACTCAGCAGTAAAAGTATTTACAAGCTGAAAGTAAGCGTAATAACCAACTGGCTTTTCGTTTGCTTCAGGTTTCTGTTTCCAATCAAACTCATAGCCATTAATAGGGTCTTCGTTGATTAGCTGCTTCTCGTAAACCGGTACGGCAACCAATCGTTTAAACTGTCCGCTACGTTGTGCCAACTGAATTAATCCTTTGTAACCTAGCTGGAATTGAGCTTCGGTCTTACGCTCTTTCTTATTTTGGTAAGGGACGATATAAGCAAAACCTAAACCATTTTGAAGCGGTAGATTAAGTGTTGCCGCCATACATGCTGCATTGAATACGCTCATTGGATCAGCGTTACGTAGCATTGAGTTGCTATTCACAATTTGCAAGACGCTTGTCGTAAAAGTTGATGCGTTCTTATTGAGCAACTCTTGCAGTTTTTGCTTTACATTTTGCGACTCAAACAGTGTTTTGATAGGGAATTTATCTTGCTTTTTAGCTACTTGATTTTGATTTGTCATTTCTTAGCCCTCCACAACCTTACGCATACGTTTTACAATACCTTCCGCCTTACTCGGCTTATTGATATTAAACAAGCGGTCTGAAGTGGTTTTACGTGATTTACCGTTAGCAAAGTAAATCGTGACTTGTTTGCCGGTTTGTTTAAAACCGGTGATTTGTAATTCTTGCATTTTGATTTCCTCTTGCTTGATTGCGTTTTCTAGCATTTCTTTTGCCGGTTCGAGTTTCGCCGGTATGGCATTTTCTTGACCGCTTACTTGCTCGGTTTCTGCTTGTAAGTTTTCGTCCGTGCCGGTTAAATCCTTGAACTTAATTTGGCGTTTTCGGCTTAATGACGGGTGGTTGCGTTTGACGCTTTCTTTCACATCTTCAATCATTGCAAAACTCTTTGTTGTTGCGATAAATTCGCCATGTCCGCTAAATAGCTCGGCAAAGTAACTGTCATTATCTTTGTGCAGCTCTACGATTAATTTGTAACTCATTGTTCAACCTCTAAATTCGATTGGGATTTGTTGTGATTTTGGATATTTGCAAACATATTCAGTTTGGAATAACGTGCCATTTGAGCGATTAATCATATCGCCGCCTGCTTGCTGGCAATGAACTTGCTCAAGTGTTTGCTTGCCGTCAAAATCATTAGATTGACAGCCGGTAACTTGTCCGCCAACAACTAGCGCAAGTGTAAGTGCGCCAAGTACGTAACCTAGATTGCTCATAAAACACCTCTAAACTGTTTGTAAATTAATCTGATTCTTGAATTTTAGGCAAAAAAAAGACCGCTTGTTTAAGGCGGTCAAAGGAGGTTTACCTAAGGAAATGAAAACTAGCGAGCTTTTAAAGCTGCATCGCCATTAGCTTGCCATTTAGAACCGCTCTACTCGGGCAGAGTGCAAACATGAAAGAACCCGAGGGAGAACTTAGAGCGGTTTTAGATAGCGCCTGTGTTTACTCCCACAGGCAGGAGGAACGTTACACAACACACAAACTTCTAACATTAACTATCACAACTCGCTTTTAAGTGTGCTTCCAGCGCATTCTCAAATGCAGTTGTGCCGGTTAATTCATCTGCTATCACACTAAATCCGTTCGTGCGAAGCAGCGTTAGAACCTTATCCTCAAGCCTAAAATAAGGCTTGTCAGATTCATCAGGCGGAGCGCCTAAAATTACATTATCGTAATAACTCATACATACCCCTATATTCACTCATCAGAAAGCGCACTAAAGGAAAAATTTACAAGCACTTTAAACATAACGGAGTACCTAAAGTGCGCTTTCGGATGAATACCGCCACCGAAGATAGCGGTATGATTAAAGGATATATAAATGTCAAATCACGGTGTTTACTTCCACACCTCAAAACGTCCTTTTGTTCGTCTCACGGCTAGCTTCGTTTGATTCTTCGCAAAGACGCTTTGAGGTGCACTATCGTTATTTCGTGACCCGATAGCGCAAAGGTCGGAGTCGGAAATTCTTGCACCTTATTATGTGCGACCAGTAATTCCCTGATACATCACCCGATTTAGGTTACCTATCTTATTGAGCGGTGGGTCTATATGGTCTTCCACGCTTTGACTAACTCTCACCAATCATTATGGCAAGCAATGTATCTGTAATCTGATTGTTAAAGAGCGTTGCCTTTCGGCTAGGGCAGAACCCTTATTCAAGCCCTCCGACCGAGGGCTTAGTAAAGATTCTTAGCAGAGATACATATTCCAAAGTTGTTCGGCTTTTTCAGCGTTCATTTTTTCGCTTTGGCTCCACTCAATCAGCTTACCGTTTCTAAACATTGCTCTTTCAACGACAAATTCATTTGTTTCTTCATTTTCGTATGCTTCGAAAATTTGAATAAATCCGTTGCCACGTTTCTCTTTATGTCTGCATAAGATGAAATCTTTATTGTTGAATACGCTTTGAGTGTCCATTTTGTTTCTCCTTGTGGGCTATCTCGTTTTGATGGGTGTATAATACAATAAGTATTTTTATAGTCAATACAAAATGTATTTATTTGATGAGGTAAAAATACAAAATGTATTTAAAACCTTGATTTTAAAGGAAATAAATTTTTGGAAAATTAGTTTGATTGCTTGTTTTTTAGTCAATTCAGGTGGGATTTTGAGAATTTTTGCGATCTAGATCGAAGAGATTAGCTGCTGTTTTTGACCGAAATGTGGATTTCTCTATCATAATGACAAAGCAAGGAGGACTTATGAATGTATCGAAAGACGATGTTTTAATCGAACTAAGCAATCTTATCGGGAAAGATAGAGCAGTATTGTTACTGTTGCTACAAGCGCTTAAAGATGGGTATGGAGAATTAATATCATTAGCCCATCAGGAGATAGAGATTATTGAGTAGTAGGTGACCATTTTCAAATAATGTACGGCTGTTGGCGAAATTGATTTCGTCAAGATAAAAGAAAACCGCCATGAGGCGGTTTAGTTTAGAGGCTTTTAGCAAATTCTAATAACTGGCGGTCTTCATTCCAGCTGATATGTGGTATTTTAAATTTATCGAATGTTCGTTTGATAGTGTTTAAAATATTGACTTTATCTGCTGTATCGGGCGTGTCTAGTGTAAAAAGAATATTGTCTGTTTTTAATAATCCTTCTTCTTCGGCACGGTTGATTTTAGCCACCCAACTATCGCAATGTTCAATCATACTTGGACTTTCAATTTGATCAAATGCCAGTGGTTTCACTGCTTTTAAGATTTGTGGGTCGTTATCGTTTTTTAATGCAAGAGGTAATGTAAATTTAGCCAATTCCCCCCGTACTATGTGCTGTTTATAGCTTAGTAAGATTTGATCAGCATCTTGCTTGAATAGCATTCTATAATGCTTGATGATGCTTTGTTCTTGGCTTTCTGTTTTAACTCCAGCATTTTGAATAAACTGATGATATAGATTATTGAAATAAGTTTGCGGATCATCCACAACGCCAACGGCAGCATCACTATATTGTATAATACCTTCTTTGACATCAACGTAGTGATGAAAAAAGGTAGCCATTTCTTGAGGCGATACATCAAAAGGCTGATTAACAATATATTGTAATTCGTTATCAATGGTATCACGTACGCTTTCAAAAATTTTGCTACGATAGAAAAAATCATTTACTCGCTTGTTGTTTTTGCTGACTAAGCGATAAGTTAATTTTTTGCTTTCAGGCTCACACATCAATAAACCAACATTGACGAATTCGCCTGTTTCAAAGTACGGACGATACCGTACAAAACTATATAAAATAGGGTGTTTCATTCTATGTTGTTCCAATAGTGGGGATCGGTGATTCGGGAAAGAATTGTTTTAATTCTATGAATTTCGGCATCCATTTTTTGATATTCTTCATCATCAATAGGAAACCAACAATCAGGAATTTGCTGATAAATATCGTTAAATTCGTTTAATATGTCAATCGCTTTTTGACTAAAAACGTCTTTATCTACCCAATCTAAGCGCCAGCTCCTGTTTTGAGGTGCAAATATATGCTCATCAAATTGTGCGTATTCATCAAATGCCAAATTGTGATCTATCACAAGAATTTTTTGCTGTTGTTCATCAAACAATAAATTAATATTGCCAGTGCCTACGCTGGAGGCTGTTCTATCGGAATTTAAAATCCAGCGGTCAAACATGTAAAGCAATTTCTGCGCTGTTTCATCAAGGTAGTGGATATTTGTTGCCTGTGCTGTCTTTGCTACTTTAGCGTGCTTCATAAATATTGAAGCGAATGCTGTACCTGTTGGCAAATCACTTCGCCACTCAGCCGATACATAGCTATTTGATTCTAGCGTTACTTCAACAAAGCAAACTTCGGGGCTAGGTAGTGCGATTTTGTGAGCAAGAATAGACCCGAATACTTCCGCCAATAGTTGAGGTAAAGGCATCATAGCAAGTGTTTTTACGATAACCCATTTTCCTGTGTCTGTTTGACAAATAAAAGGGCGAGTGATCCCCATTTTCGCCCTTTCCCGAATGAATATTATTTTATCCATATATTTTACCCAATAAAATTCAGCTGCTGGCTCTGGTGGACTTTTACCCTTGTGATTCAACAGCTTGCTCAATATCCTCAAACGCTACAAATCGATAGGCTTTAACAATTGCCCCCACGGTGTGAATATTAACCACTTCATTTTCCGGTAGATTGAATGGTTGATGAGCGTTATTAATACTTGAAAAGCGATATTCACCATCACGGTGCCAATCAAGAGTCTTAATCATATACTGACCTGCAATAGTACAAATCAGTACATCATCACCATTCATTGGTGGTGTATTAGGTTCAATTACAATATATTCACCACTTTTAATGCGAGGCTCCATTGATGAGCCTTTACCGCGCACAGCGTATGCATCAGGATCTGCGCTGTATAAATTGATGTAGCCTGTTCTTAATTCTTCCAATCTTACCGTTTCATCACGTCCCATTGTTGCTTCACCCACTACTGGGATAATCCCATCCTTTGGTTTTCCTATTATTTCAAGTTCATCATTGTCTAGCGTTGTAATTAATCCATCAGAATTAAGAATTACCTGATCTACACCAACAACATTAAGCATTTTTGCAACATCATCAAAATTTGGAGTTCTTCTGCCTGTTAGCCAATGCCCAATAGAACCCTGCGTTCTATCTAATGCCTCCGCTATGTCATCTTGTTTAAGATTTTTCTCTACCATTTTTTCACGAACAAACTCATTCCACTGCCTTTTCATAATGTCTCCTAATAAATTTTTCTAATTATTACGCTTTGTATTAATTTATTAAAATACAAAAAGTATTTACTTTTATCAAATAAAAATACATAATGTATTTACAAGTTGATAGAGAGGAAATATGAACAAGATACTCATATTTAGAAAAGAAATAGGTTTAACGCAAATGGAGTTAGCAAATGAGATCGGTATTACTCAAGGGGCATTAGGTCACTATGAGCAAGGACGAAGAAAGCCATCATTAGCAATGTCCAGAAAACTAGTGGAAGCGTTAAATAAGTTTGGTGCGAATGTATCGATTGATGATGTGTTCCCGCCAGAAAACGAGAAATAAAAAACCCACGCTGTAACGTGGGCTTAAAAGTTTAACAACGAAAAGGTATTTTCGATGAATCAATTATTAAATATTTCAGAACAAAAATCAAGCGCTATCACGATGAGTAGCCGTGAGATTGCGGTGTTAATCCAAAAAAATCATAGCGATTTATGTCGTTCAATCGGTAGATTGATCGAAAAGCAAGTGATTAAGGGGTATCAGCCAACGGCTTACACCCACCCGCAGAACGGTCAGAGTTATTACGAATATCATTTAGCTAAAAGGGATTGTTTAATTGTCGTTGCTCAGAATTGCCCTGAATTTACAGCGGCAATTGTTGATCGCTGGCAAGAGCTAGAAAACCAACAAGCGGTTAAATTGCCGCAAAGTTTTGCAGAAGCCTTGCGCTTGGCGGCAGATTTGGAAGAAGAGAAACAAGCCCTCTTACTCGAAAATCAACAACAATTAGCGCAAATCGAATCAATGGAGAGCTATTTCCGTAATGGAATCTCAGCTCCTCAATTTGCTAAAGGTTTGAACGGCGTTAATTCGCATCAAATCAATGAGCATTTACATCAAGTTAGATGGTTATACAAAGATGCAAAAAATCAATGGCGAGTGAGCTCTTACGCACGAGATCGCTATATGACGGAGCAACCCGTTCCAGTACTGAATCACGGCAAAGAACAGTTAATGACTTACAAGCCTGTTTTACTCCAAAAAGACGCCGCCAAAATTTACGAATGGTACACGCAAGGAAAACTCACGATGAAAGCAAATTGGAATGGTGAATTCACGCAAGATAAGGTGGTGGGTCTATGAGTAGGTTCATCCCAAATTCATTTCAGGTCCCGAATGCAGTCGTTGATGAATTTTTAAGAAAAATGTCAGGCCCCGGCATTAAGTGCTATTTGCTAATCACTCGCCAAACAACAGGTTGGCAAAAACAGAAAGACCGCATATCAATTAATCAATTTATGGAAAAGTGCGGGATCAAGGACAAAAGAACCGCTCAAAATGGAGTAGCAGAGCTTGAGGAATTAGGTTTAATCATTGCCTTTAGACAACTAGGAGAAATTACTGAATTTACACTTAATTTTGACTTTGAATGCGATGAATGTGAACCAGTAGCAAAAAATGTACCTAGTATCAAAAATTGCACGCAACCAGTAGCAAAAAATGTACCTAGTACCAGTAGCAAAAAATGTACCTCTACAAAAAACAATATTAAAAACAATATTACAAATAATACCCTTACGGGTATTAATGCACGCACACGCGAGACGAAAAAATCTGCTGTGTTGATGTTGCTTGAACAATTCGGCATTACAGGCAAATTGGCGGAGGATTTTATCGTACACCGCAAAGCCAAAAAAGCCCCGATTACCGAAACTGCACTGAATGGCTATCAGCGAGAGGCAGACAAAGCCAAAATCCCGATTCAAAAGGCGGTGGAAATTGCGATTGAACGCGGCTGGACAGGATTTAAAGCCGATTGGCAATGGCAAGACGATCAACCTAAACATCGCCCAAAAGACAATATGCGAGCTGAATGGAACACCCCTGAAGCGTGGGCGGAGGTGCTTTGATGAGCCTGCAAAAAACAGAACAAAATCGACCGCTTGCAGCGTTAGGCGAGCAGCAAGGCAAATTATCCAGCGAAATCGAAAACTTGGTTGATCGCATTTTCGACCAGTTGTTAGCAAGCTGCCCAAGTATTCAATACTGGTCGGAAAAGCAAGTTGCCACCGCTAAACAGCAATGGATTTTAGGTTTTGCAGAAAATCATATCCGCACGATTGACCAAGTTCGGCAGGGGATGAAAGCCTTGCGAGCCAAAGAGGATGATTTTGTACCAAGTGTGGGAAAATTTATTGGTTGGTGTAAGCGGATTGATTTTGAGGAACTAGGTTTACCAACCGTGGAGCAACTGCTCAAGCGATTGAATTATTTTTCTGCTTTCGGGTTTAGTGAAATTCACGAGTTTAAATTTCGGTCAGATGCCGAATACTGGCTCTTAACCGATTTGTACGATCGAAATTGTCAGCACAGCTGGAAAGACGAAACGCTCCGCAATCAAGCTGAAAAAGTGTTAATTGCAATGGCAAAACGGATTCAATCCGGTGAAACAATACCGGCACCGGCTATCACGTTACCGAAAAAATCAGAATGTTATGTACCGCCGGAAGATGTTATTTCTAACCGGTTTGCAGAGCTAAAAGCCAAGATGGGGATAAAACAATGACCGAACAATTCGACAGAAACACGTGGCAAACGCCTCCTTACTTCAGCAAATGGGTAGCAAAGAAATGGCATTGCACGATTGACGGCGCATCATTTTCACATAACAAGGTTTGTGGACATTGGATTGGTAAAATGGCTGAAGGCGAAGATAGTGCCGCGCACATTACAGATGATTTCCTAGCCGACAACTTACCAGATTATTTAAGTAATTGGGGGTGTGGTTGTCATTCGATTTTCGTTAATCCACCTTACTCCAACGTTACGCCATTCATTCAACAAGCTAAACGGCTACGAGATGCGGGGCATTTGGTGGTGATGTTGCTGAATAACGATAAATCAACGCAGTGGTATCAGCAGCATGTTCATAATGTTGCAAGTGAGGTGATTGATATTATTGGCGGACGAATTGCTTTTATCCACCCTGTTACAGGAGCGGAAATCAAAGGCAACAGCAAGGGACAAATGGTGATCGTATTCGATCCAACAATGCAGGATTTTGTAACACGCTCGGTTAGTTTGGATTTTGTGAAGAAGGTGGGTGGGTATGATTTCTGATGTGAAATGCCCTAAATGCGGAGGCGAGCTTTCCAAATGGGAAGATGATTGGACAGGCACCGAATACCGTTGTGAGGGATTTGCCAAAGAGCCGAAAGATGAGCGTTTTGGCGACTATCACTGGATGAACCGTACCAAGTCTTGTGGGTGGTTTGAGCAAAATGAAATCGAACACTAATTTTGTTGAATACAACAACCGAGCCAAGGCGAACAAGTATGCCGAGTACATCACAGGCGAGGAACTGCGGAAATATGTTGCACGCAAGGTTGAGCAATATGCAGGGCAGAACGTCAGCGTATTTGATGGTGCAGCGGGTAGCGGACAGCTTGAGCAATTTATTCAACCGTCTTCATTTGTGGCGGTGGAAATTCAAGCAGAGAGTTGCGAGGCATTAAAAGGCAATTATCCGCAAGCGGTCGTTTTTAATGAAAGTTTTTTCACTTATCCAACCGCTTGTCAATGTGATTGCGTGGTAATGAACCCGCCTTTTTCCTTGAAATTTAAGGATTTGAGCGAAGAAGAACAACAGGGAATTCAAGCGGATTTTCCGTGGAAAAAGTCGGGCGTAGTCGATGATATTTTCACGCTGAAAGGGCTTGCTAATGCTAACCGTTGGGGCTTTTTTATTCTGTTTCCTGGTGTGGCGTATCGTGGCACGGAAAAGCAATTCAGGTCGTTAATTGGCAATCAGCTTGTAGAGCTTAATCGTATTCAAAATGCTTTTGAAGATACCCCTATTGATGTGCTGTTTTTGGTGGTGGATAAGCTCAAAACCGACAGCAACGCTAAACGTGAATTGTATGACTGCAAAGCCAAGCAGTTAATCAATTCGGATGAATGGACGATTAACCCCGACCATTGGGAGCAGGTACAGCCACCCGTCAGGGCAGAAGAAAAGGTTAATCCCATTGAGCTTGAAGCCTTTGCCCGGGAAAGTGTGAAAAAGAAAATTATCGCAGAACTGCGATTTAGCAAAATGGTAACGATGTTTGAGCGAACGCCCGAGGCGGAATTTGATGTGTTTTGCGATGAAATTTGCGAACTAGTTCAAGCGGAAAAGTTTTCAAACGGAGCAAGTACCTTTGATTTAGATTCAATGGTTGGGGCACTGAGATGAAAGCCCAGATGATTAAGACTGCCGGCGGTGCGCTTGTGCCGCTGGACGATGAGCAAGCGGAGGCGTTGAAAAAGTTTCGTAATGGCGAGCAGTACGAGATTGAAATCAAGCTATCACGCAATCCGCAATTCCACCGTAAAGTCTTTGCGTTTTTTAAATTCTGCTTCGATCACTGGTCGGCGGATAAAACCGATTGGCGGTATTTTGACGAGCGTACGCAATTTGATGTATTCCGCAAGAATCTAACAGTTCTAGCAGGTTTTAAAGACGTGAGCTATACCATTGATGGGCGTATGCGGGTTGAGGCGAAATCACTTGCTTACGGCAATATGGAACAAGACGAGTTCGAGCGGTGCTATCAGGCACTAATTACGGCGGCAATCAAAAATATATTTCAAGGTTGCGACCGTCAAACCGAAGAACAGTTGTATGCGTTTTTCTGGTAGTAATTCATAGTAGTTGATAGTAGTTCATAGTAAAGATTACTTTTTGCTTGATAAATTTATCAAGCAAAAAATGAACAACTGGGAGAAAAAATGGAAGGATGGAACGGATAAATGGGCTGGGTGATTTTATTAATCGGCTTTTGGTGTGCAGCAATGGCGTTATTTTTCGTGATGATGGAAAAATGAAAACAGGATGATTACAAAAACAGTATTTATCACCGCTTGTTTTATCGCAAGCGGTTTATCAACGGCAATAAGTTGGTGTCAGCATGGACGAGATAAATCTTAAATGCCCCGATTGCGGGGCGGATATGAAAGACTGGCGGAAGTTTTCGGAAAAGTCGGAAATTGACAAAGAGAAACCGTTTGAGTGTGTGGGATCCCGCTGTGGTAAGCGGTGGAGTGAGGAGGAGTTAAAACATGAAAAATAACACGTTAGATCAAATCAGAGACGAACGAGCCAAAACGCACGGAAGATTCGAGGATGGAGCAAAGGTATTTGAGATCTTAACAGCTCCGGTTGCGCAAGCTTTAAATGACGGACACATCTCAAATGTGCAGCATTATGGGTTGATTATGGCGATGTCAAAAGTTACACGAATTTTAGTCGGAGATCCGAATGAAAAAGATCACTGGATAGATGGCGCTAATTATTTACTGCTTGGAGGTGGAGTTAATGACAGTAAATAAACCGCCAAAGCAGCACAAATGTAAAGAGTGCGGGGCGTATTATATCAAGTCCAGAAGCACACAACAGGCTTGCTCTATCAAGTGCGCTATGGCGATCGGCAAGCGAAAAACTGAAGAAAAACGCAAAAAGCAAGAAAAAGCCGACCGCTTGATGGAGCGTAAACGAATGAAGGCTTTAAAAGAAAAGCTGAAAAGCCGCAAAGAATGGCTGAGCGACTTGCAGAAGATATTCAACAAATTCATTCGCTTGCGTGATAAAGATTTGCCGTGTATTTCGTGCGGCAGATTTCACGCCGGCAAATATGATGCCGGTCACTATAAAACAGTGGGAGGCAATCCGGAGCTAAGATTCAATGAGGACAATTGTCACGCTCAATGTGTTCCGTGTAATCAGCACTTGCACGGCAATATCGTAAATTATCGAATCGGCTTGATCGAGCGGATAGGGATTGAGCGAGTGGAATTCTTAGAAAGAAAGGACCACCCGCCGCAAAAGTTATCGGTCGATGAAATTAAAAGCCTAATTAAGCATTACAAAGCAAAAGTAAAAGAATTAGAAGGATAGCGAATGATTCCTAAGCATATACAGAATACGTGGCTGCCTCCAGCAAAGCAAAAGCATTACGAAGAAGTTTTTAAAATGTATGGAGCTTGGGAGTTTAGCGGATTAGACCGAGACAAGAGAGTAAACATGATTTACAAGTTTATGCGTTCGGTCGAGGCGATCGATAAACTAGGAATGCGTCCAGTATGTAATGACCAGTTAGGCATGCTGATTAATGAAATACTGACCGTACGCACCAAGCACGCCAAAGGCGATACAGTTTTAATGCGTGATTTCTTCAAGCAGAAATATTGGTTTGGTCGTTCGGAGCGACAAATTGCAATGTATATGCAAAAGCGCGACGATGAGGGAAAATGCCTAAGACGATGGCAAGAGGTTGTTCAGCAAAATTTGCGAGAAATTGAACGTTATTTGGCTGAACAGCTTGAAAAGTTAATCCCTGTTCACAAAAATGCTAATTTTCTTAAAAAATATTTATTTTTTTCTTGATTTTAGTGCGTATGTGTTATAGTATTTGTGGTAACGGTGGGCGAAGTTTAAGTAATCTTCCGTTTGTTTACATATTTATGTCCTTTAGCCTCTATGATAAGAGGTTTTGCGTGTATCGTATAATGGTTATTACCTTAGCCTTCCAAGCTAATGATGACGGTTCGATTCCGTTTGCACGCTCCATAGTTACAAATTTCACAGGCTCGCTTTATGCGGGTCTTTTTATTGCCTCGAAAAAGATAAAGCGGGGTGGAGTATGTATAAAATGCCGGATAAAACACCAGATGTTTGGGCAGCCTTGTTTGCTTACTTACATCAAAACTATAACGCCATCACTGGTTTTGTGATGGCTTTTTTTATGTCTATGCTGCGTGGATTTTTTTTACAACAAAAAATTACATTTCGCCAGCGGTTGCTTGATGGCTCGATTTGCGGCGCACTTACATTGTCGTCTATGTCACTATTAGTATATGCCGGAGTGGGTGAGAGTTTATCTACGTTTGTTGGCGGCATGCTTGGATTTGTCGGCGCTGAGAAAATTCGTGAGTTTCTTTTTTCGCTTATTCGCAAAAAAATTGACGTAAACGATGTTGGTTTTGGCAAACAAAACAAGGTTAATGATTACGATGAGTTTAATTAATATGATACAGCAAATGTCAGATTCGCTAGATGTCAAAATGCACATTTCTGAGGCTAAATTTCTTTCTGTCTTTCCTAAATCCAAGCCTCTAATTTATCACGAGATTGCAAAATATATTGGTTTAGCCGGTTGCAAGACAAAAGAGCAGCAAGCTATGTTTCTAGCTCAATGCGGTCATGAGACGGCTGGTTTTAGCGCATTTTCCGAAAACCTGAATTACTCAGATATTGCACTGCTTCGCACATTCCCGAAATATTTTAATACCGGCAATGTAAAAGCGTATGCGAGACAGCCGGAAAAAATTGCAAACCGTGCTTACGCTAACCGCATGGGTAACGGCAATGAGCAAAGTGGTGACGGTTATAAATTCCGTGGTCGTGGCTTGGTTCAGATTACCGGTAAAAATAATTATGTGCTATTTCGCAAGTGGTTGGGACGAGAGTTTAAGCTTGATGACGTCGGCACGGATTTAGAGCTAATCGTACTTGCCGGCGTTTGGTTTTGGCAAAAAAACAATCTCGCAGCACTCGAGTGTGTAGTTGATGTGACCAAACGAGTTAATGGCGGATTTAATGGCTTGGCTGACCGCCAAGCTAAGTACGACAAATTGATGAGTTAATATGTTTACGTTATTAAGTAAAGCAAAATTATGGGTGGCCGGCATTCTGGCTGCCTTATTTATTGGTCTGCTTGTCAAATTATGGACAACGCAATCACAGCTATCTGTACTAAAGAGCCAGTACGACAAGCAGACCGCTCAAATCAAATCGCTTGAGATGACTAACGCAACGCTTGAGGCTGAAACTGTTAATCTCAAAGTCTCATTAGCGGCAGAGCAACAAGCGGTTGAACAACAGTCCGCTATCGCAGCACAATTTAGACGACAAGCGATAGATAAAAAAGAGGTGGTGAGATATGTGCTTAAAGACAATCAGTGTGCTAACCAGCATTTGCCTAACGCTGTTATTGAGCAGTTGCGGAAATAAGCCAGTTGTTACAAAGACGATATATCAATATCCACCGCAAGCATACATTGTGCCGTGTGAGCGTAGCCAGTTTACCGGGAAGACATACAAAGATGCGTTGGAGCATTTAATTACAGTAACAGCAGAGCGTGACACTTGCGCAAGTCAGATTGACGGTATCAGGCGATGGCAAAAGCAGCACGCCATTAAATAACTTCAATAACCGCACTATAACAGGTGCGGTTTTCTTTTATGTAAAACAAATGCTACATAATTTAGCTATAAATCTGAGTAAGGTATAAAAAATCTCGGGGTTATATCTAAGCGATGTAGCCTGTATATGGCACACCAAGGTGTGATAACTTAAAAAGGTACTCCGGAGGGGATACCCTTTCCACGGGGTTGGGGGCTCGCGGTTTTCGGCAGATTTTTCGATTTCTAGGCATCATCATCATGTGGCGTTTGTGGGATTTTTAAGCGGTGTTTTTTTGATTAGGTTTTTACAGTTATGGAAAATTTTCACGAACTAAAATTAAACATTAATCAGATCGCAGAAATCACCGGAATGCACCGCCAGACGGTGTCTCAGCGTGTTTCTCCGATTACACCAGCACAGGGTAGTAACCCGAAGCTAAAGCTATATCTTCTACGCGATTTATTGATGATGGGATTCGCTAATAAGATGTTGGCAGATGTCGATTCGATGACACCGTCTGATCAACTGTCTTACTGGCGCGCAAAGCGTGAAGAATTGGAATATAAAAAACGTACCGGTGAATTGTGCGAAGCGACCGAAGTTGCATTAGAAATGTCGGCAATGGCGAAAGCGATTGTTCAGCAATTAGAAACATTGCCTGATATTTTAGAGCGAGATGCCGGACTGCCGCCGAAAGCATTAATTCGGGTTCAGGAGCTAGTAGATGATTTTCGGGATCAACTAGCTATTCATATTCAGAATGCAGATAGCGAACCGGAGGAAGAATAAAAATGTTTGCTTCTCCGAAAGAAATCCGCAAAGACATTGCATTATCCGTAAAAGCACCACGCCGAATGCAGATTGCTGATGCAGTTGCCGAATATATGCGAGTTCCGATGGGTGGCGCAAACTCAGTAAAATGGGATAGAAATACCGCCGCTTATATGCTGGAACCAATGAACTGTTTAAACTCTCGTGAATACGATTCTGTTGTGTTTGTCGGGCCGGCACGAACTGGGAAAACAATCGGTTTGATTGACGGCTGGATAACATACGCCATTGTGTGTGATCCTTCGGATATGTTGCTTGTTCAGCTTACTCAAGAAAAAGCAAGTGAACACAGCCGGAAACGTCTTGATCGAATGTTCCGTTGCTCTCCTGAGGTTGCTAAGCGATTGAGTCCGCGCAAAAATGACAACAACGTCCACGACAAGTATTTTCGTGCGGGTAACTTGCTAAAAATTGGCTGGCCATCCATTAACGTGCTTTCATCTTCGGATTATAAATATGTTGCGCTAACAGATTATGACCGATGGCCAAATGATATTGATGGCGAAGGTGACGGATATTCACTTGCTTCCAAACGTACCACCACATTTATGTCTGCCGGCATGACACTTGTTGAAAGCTCACCGGGTAAAGATATAGCCGATGTGAAATATAGACCAAGCTCAACGCACGAAGCGCCGCCGACAACTGGAATATTATCACTTTATAACCGTGGTGATCGCCGCCGGTTTTATTGGCCATGTCCGAGTTGCTCAGAATATTTTGAGCCAAGTATGGCGAATATGGTCGGTTATCGTGATGATTTAGACTTGGTAAAAGCAAGTGAAAATGCTCGCCTACAATGCCCGCATTGTTCGCATTTGGTTTCTCCAGACTTAAAGCGAGAACTTAATATTAAAGGTGTTTGGCTTAAAGAAGGCCAAACAATCGATAAGCGTGGAGTAATTAGCGGTGAAGGTAGAAATTCTCGTATTGCTTCATTTTGGTTAGAAGGACCAGCAGCGGCTTATCAAACTTGGTCACAGCTTACTTACAAATTGCTGAATGCAGAAAAAGAATACGAGGATACCGGCAGTGAAGAAACACTAAAAGCAGTAATAAATACTGACTGGGGATTACCATACACGCCGAGATCAGCACTCGAACAAAGACGAAGTGATGAGTTGCTGGAACGCACAGAGCAAACGGAAAAAAGAACTGTTCCCGATCGCTGTCGTTTTTTATTGGCGGCGGTAGATGTACAAGGCGGAAGGAAAAGACGTTTTGTTGTTCAAGTCGTTGGTTATGGCGAGAATGGCGAACGATGGCTTATCGATCGATACAATATTCGTTACTCATTACGAGCGAATGAACATGGTGAAGCATTACCTATTGATCCTTCAGCTTACCAAGAAGATTGGAATCTACTGATTACTGATGTGCTCGATAAGCAATACCGACTATCCAACGATGAAAATAGATTTATGCCTATTACGGCTATGGCTGTGGATAGTGGCGGTGAAGATGGTGTAACCGATAACGCTTATAAATTTTGGCGCTATTGTCGAGCAAACAAAATTTCAAAACGAGTTTATTTGATAAAAGGTGATAGCACCAAACGCAGTAAACTTATTACTAAATCTTATCCTAATAACATGAATCGCTCCGATCGTCATGCAGATGCGCGCGGCGATGTTCCGATTTATCTCCTTCAAACAGACTTATTCAAAGATCAAATTGCTAATGCACTCAATCGCGAAACGGTAGGTGCTAACTATATTCATTTTCCTAATTGGTTGGGGGAATGGTTTTTCGAAGAATTGGTTTATGAAGAAAGAGGACCGGACGGAAAGTGGCGTAAACCCGGCAAAGGCAATAATGAAGCTTTCGACTTGTTTTGCTATTGCCAAGCGGTTGCGATGTTACGAGGTTATGATTGTATTAAATGGGATGACGAAAGCAGTATTCCAGCTTGGGCGCAGCTTCCTGATACAAATCCCAATATTATTGTTAAAGATGAAGCACCAATGCGAGAAACTGAACAAACGGCGATCAATCAATCAGTGGTAAATGCAAAACAACCCGTTACCAAGCCTAAACAGTCTAATAACTGGATTAATGGTGGCGGTAGAAAAACAGGAGGGTGGCTATGAATCCTATTGAAAACGCTCAAGCAATGGTGGAAGCCTATACAAAAGCGGAAATGGACGTACTCCAAGGGAAAACAGTCACATTTAACGGTCGCTCAGTTTCACGAGAGAATTTGTCAGAAATTCGTAAAGGTCGTGAATACTGGGAGGAGCGCTTAGCGAAGTTAAAGGCTCGTCGTGTGCGTGGCGGTGTGACGTTTAAGGTGGCGAGATTCTGATTATGAAGCTCATTGAAAAAACAATTGCATTTTTCTCTCCCGGTTGGGCGGCGGAGAGAGCCAAAGGCAGACACATTCTAAATATGTACGAAGCCGCCAAGCCTACAAGAACACATAAAGCACAACGTGAATCATCAGGTGCTAATGTTTCTGTGGCTCATTCGGCTGTTTCATTGCGTGAACAGGCTAGAAAGTTAGAACAAGATCACGATATCGTAAGTGGTCTATTTGATAAATTGGAAGAAAGAGTAATTGGCTCGCGTGGTATTCATGTAGAGCCGCAACCGCTTGATCTTGCTGGTAATGTTAATGAGGCGTTAGCCGAACAAATTCGGAAGAAATGGGCTGAATGGTCAATTTCTCCTGATGTCACCGGACAATTCACGCGCCCAGTGTTGGAGCGATTACTACTTCGTACTTGGTTAAGAGATGGAGAAGTTTTTATCCAGCTCGTTCGTGGGAATGTTACTGGCTTGAATTACTCAACAAAAATACCGTTTGCGCTTGAAGCATTAGAGCCTGATTTTATTCCGATGAATCAATCGATTTCTGATGGTAGCCTAGTACAAGGTGTATATTTAAATGCTTGGCGTAAGCCGATAGCCTATCAAGTTTACACGGAAAATCCACAAGAAACCTATCGTTCGTTTGGCAAAGTTAAACGTGTACCGGCAGAGAATATGCTACACCTTGCTTTACGCAAGCGACTACACCAAATTAGAGGTGTAAGTACGTTGCATTCCGTGCTTATTCGTTTGGCTGATTTGAAAGATTACGAAGAATCCGAACGAGTAGCAGCGAGAATTGCCGCCGCGTTAACGATGTATATCAAAAAAGGTGATCCGGCTATTTATGATGCCGAAGAATACGCTAGTAATGCTGAATCAAATCGTTATTTTGATATTGCACCTGGTCAAGTGGTAGATGACCTAAAGCCAGGTGAAGATATTGGCATGATTAATAGCAATCGACCAAATACAAACCTTGAGGCGTTTCGCAACGGTCAAATGCGTGCGATTGCAGCGGGTACACGGTCGAGTTATTCGAGTATTGCGCGTGATTATAACGGCACTTATTCCGCTCAACGTCAAGAATTGGTCGAAAGCTTTGAAGGCTATGCAGTGTTACAAGATACATTCGTCGCTTCAATTAGCCGACCAATGTATCGTGAGTGGCTAAAAATGGCGATTGTAAGCGGTGAAATTAAAATCACACCAGATATCGATCCTCAATCTATTTATAACGCTGTGTATTCTGGGCCTGTTATGCCTTGGATTGATCCTGTTAAAGAAGCAGAAGCATGGCGCAAACGTATCGTTGGCGGTTTGGCAACAGAAAGCGAAGCGATTCGTGCTTCTGGCAATAATCCAGCCGAAGTCAAACGTAGACGAGTGGTGGAGGTTGAAGAAAACCGTAAACATGGTCTTAAATTTGATACTGATTTAACAAATACACAAGGGAATTCAAATGAACAAAGCGGCAATCTTGAATCCGGTCGCCATGACGACCGGAACGAATAAAGACGGCGAGAATAAAACTTGGTTTGATATTAAAGCCAAATCGAATAATCAAGCTGAAATTTCAATCTATGATGAAATTGGCGGTTGGGGAGTGTCAGCACAGCAATTCGCTACTGACTTAAAGGCATTAGGCAGCAATATAAAACAAATTGATTTACATATTCATTCGCCAGGTGGCAGTGTCTTTGATGGTATTGCCATTTTCAATTTATTAAAAAATCACCCTGCAAACAAGACCGTCTATATTGACGGTCTTGCCGCTTCTATGGCGTCTGTTATTGCCATGGTTGGAAATAAAGTCATCATGCCGGAAAACGCTATGATGATGATTCACAAGCCATGGGGAATCCAAGGCGGTGATGCGGATGATATGCGTAAGTACGCTGATCTATTGGATAAGTTAGAAGCTACTTTAATTCCGGCTTATGCTAGCAAAACTGGTAAAACGGAGGAGGAGTTAGCTCAAATGCTAGCTGTTGAAACTTGGATGAACGGAAAAGAAGCGGTCGAACAAGGTTTTGCAGACGAACTCGCCGAGCCAGTACAGGCAATGGCACAAATTCAATCTAAACGTTTAGAGGACTATAAAAATATGCCTAACTCATTAAAAAATATGTTGTTTAAGCCGCAAGGTAATGCTGGCGCAACTCCTGCACAAAATGCAACGCCGGTTACTCAACCAGTAGCAGAACCGGCAGTCAATCAGGTGAATCCACCTGCTGTTGCTCAGGCAGTAGATAACTCAGCACAAGTTAAAGCTGAAATGGCTAAGCGTGTTGATTCTATTAAAGCGGTTTTCGCTCCGTTTGGTTCAGCTCACCAAGATCTACTTGTAGATTGTTTAGGTGATATTAATATCACAGCGGAACAAGCGAAAGATAAGCTATTAGCTCGTCTTGGTTCGGGTACAACCCCAAGCACACCAAATAATGTCGCCACTTATGCTAGCAATGGTAATATCGTTGGCGATAGTATCGCACAGGCGTTATTAAGTCGTGCCGGTTTTGATAAAGATAAAGCTAATGCGAAAGACAATAACTATACAGGTATGTCATTGCGTGAATTAGCTCGTGCTGCACTTATTGATCGTGGTGTGAGCGTATCTGGCCAAAGCGCGACTCAAGTTGTTGGCTTAGCATTTACTCACACTAGTAGCGATTTTGGCTCAATTTTATTAGATGTAGCACATAAATCGGTGCTTGAAGGTTGGAATAATGCTACTGAAAATTATGAACAGTTCACCACGAAAGGCACTGTAACCGATTTCCGTAAACATAGCCGTGTTGGTTTAGATGGTTTCGGCACGTTACCAGTTGTTGGCGAAGGTGAAGAATATAGTTATGGTACTTTAGGTGACAAACAAGTAGATGTTGCAATTGCCACCTACGGCAAAATGTTCTCCATTACTCGTCAGGCAATTATTAATGATGACATGGGGATGTTAACTCGTATTCCAATGTTAATGGGGCAATCCGCACGTGCTACGGTAGCAAAACTGGTTTTTGCGTTAATCACCGGCAATACAAAATTAGCAGATGGCAAACCGCTATTTGATGCTTCTCGTAAGAACTTAACCACTAATGCTGCATTAGATGTTGCGAATATTGCTAAAATGATTACCGCCATGAATGGCTTTGTTGATGCTAACGGTGAGCCTTTAGCGATTGAGCCTGAATTCTTGCTTGCACCTACATCGCTTTATTTCTCGGCTAAGCAAATCCTTGAATCTGAAAGTGTTGCTGGTGCAGATAACAACTCGGGTATTACCAATCCGATTCGCAACTTATTAACTCCAATCAAGTCACCACGCTTACAAGCGTCGGATGCTAAATCTTGGTATGGTATTAACAAGCGAGCGATTGAAGTTAACTATCTTGATGGCAACGATTCACCGTATCTCGAAACTGAACACGGTTTCACGGTTGATGGTGTACAGTCAAAAGTACGTATTGATGTTGGCGTGAATGTGATTGATCCTCGCGGCCTTCATAAGGTTACTAACTCTTAATTTACAGGCCCTCACAATGAGGGCTTATTTTTTATAAGGATGCAATTATGGCAAAGAATTTAATTCAAGACGGTAATACCGTGCGCTTTGTAGCAGCGAAGAAAATCAAAAGCGGTGATGTTGTAGTCATTGGTGACTTGGTGGCTATTGCGTTAAGCAATGTTGAAGCGAAAGAAGAAGGCATTGGCGCAACAACTGGCGTGTTTAATGTACCAGCAAAACAGGCAGATGATATTAAACAAGGTGCAGTTCTGTATTGGTCAGATACAGAAGGTGCAACAACCACCAATGGTGGCAGTAACAAACGCCTAGGTATTGCTTGGCAACCATCTGGCACACAATCGACAACGGTTGATGTGAAAATTAATGTCTAGTCTGTTTGATGTAGCTTTATCAGGTGCGGACAATACCATCTTAAATACCATGATGTCAGATTGGGAGATCAACGGCGTGATTTATCCCGCCGTCTTTGATGAGTCTCAGCGCACTATGGACGGTATTTTAAGTCAAGATGAATTATCTGCTGCTGGTCAAGGGACTTCTCGAGTATTAACTTTATACCGTTCAACTGGTTATAAACCTCGTGTCGGCGACACGGTGTCACGTGGCGTAAAGTCGTATTTTGTGAAGTCCTATTATTATGAAGATGGACTAATCTATGTTCGGTTGGAATAGTTATGACTGTTAAAGTTTCGGGGCTAAACGAAATTAGCCGTAACTTGGAAAGAGTTGTTAATCAAAAATTGCCAAATGCTGTCAGCAGATCGTTAAATACCATCGCTCGGAAAGCAATGTCTAGCGCAACAAAAGAGGTTGCGAAGGATATTGGTGTACCACAAAAAACCATTCGCAGTCGGTCGAAGATCACCAAAGCTAATAAAAGCCGCCAAATGGCAAATATTCGAGTTATACGCTCAAATATGCCGGCTATTCGGCTTTTTGAAAATCGAAGTAATCGAATGTGGGTCGGGCGAGGCGCGATAATTGTTGGTAAGTATGCTATTAAGAGAGGGTTTATTCAAAGACTCAAGACTGGTCGTACTCATATCATGCAAAGACGAGGTAGAGAGCGCTATTCCATTGATGTTGTGAAAATTCCGTTGGCGAGACCTCTTACAAGTTCGTACGAGAAACAGCTTGATAACTATCCTGAACAAATTAAAACCGAACTCACGAAAAATTTAATGGTGGCATTGAAATGATAGCCAATAATCATGTTAGACAAAAGGTCTTAGAATTTTTGCAAAAAAAATTTCAGGATCAACAACTGACGATTGAGCAGTGGTTTAATGGTCGTCCTACATTTGTAGATTTTGAAGAGCATACACCAGCAGTTGCAGTATTTATAGATGAATGTATGGCTGATTCCGTATCGTTTTGTGGTATGGAATTATCTGCTGATTTAAATATTCAAATTTATCTTAAATCAGGCAATGACGCTCAAGCCAAATTAGATAAATTTGCAGAATTTATCTTACAAAGCTTAACAGGCGATGAAGATATATTGAGTGTTGTAGATACACTGCAATTTGCTAAATATAGTTATGATCAGGATTCGCAACAAGTTAGTTGGCATACAGCGACCATAACTTTTAATGTCACATACTCCGTAGAGGTAAATAATGAGTAAAAAAACTACGCCGGTTCAAGGCACAAAATTTTATGTCGGTGTTGGGCTTGAAGCTACAAAAAAAATCACCGCTTGTACTGTAGAAACACCTACAATTACTGTTGCTTCATCTGGTTTGGCGGCTGGTGATTGTATTTTTATTAGCGGTCTTGGTGGTATGGATGGGTATTATCCAGTTAAAGCCGTTGCCGATAGCCTGATTACATTAGCTGACGAGGTAAGCTGGAAACGTTTTGATCTGCCGAAAGACTTTTCACAAGCTACCATTGCTAAAGTACAATATAGTAATCAATGGTGTACATTAACATCAATTGAATATGAAGGTGACACACTGAGTGAAGAAGATGTAACGACTATTTGTGATGAAGGAAAAGTTTCCGAACCTGGGGAAATTGAATTTGGAAGCATTAATTTCAAGTTTTATTACAAACTCACGTCTAGTGACAAAATGCAGGCTATTTTACGTGACAAATTTTACAACAAAGAAACTTTTCCTTATAAATGCGTATTTCCAAATAAAGAAGGCGCTTTATATGGCTCAGGTTTTATTCAGACATCTGCCGGTTTCAGCGGTGAAGTATTAGCGAAGTTTGACAGTAACGTCAAAATTAAAAAATCAACCCGTGATTATTTGTTAATTACAGCATAATTGGATAAAAAGCCACCTAAATAAAAAAAGGTGGCTTTTCTATTTAGGTGAAAAGTATGAATTTAAGAGAATTAATTTTACAAAATAAAGCCAATGTTGGTCAGTTTGATTTTGAAGGCACAACCTATTATTTCAAGCACTTAGATGTTGGCGATAAAAACCGCGTTATCTATGGCGCAAGAGCCTATCAAATTAAGCTAGCTGAAAGTCAAGGCATTGAGCTAAATTTAGATGACGAAAAACAATTACAGAAGCAGTTAAGCGCACTTTATGATCCGTTTGTGCTCGCTCGCACTATGGCTTCTCGCTTGTGTGATCAAGACGGCAATTTACTGTTTAATCTTGATAGTGAAGAAGACTTGCAACAACTATCGTCTTTATCCAACGAATTTATCGAAAAATTTTCTGAGGCGTTTACGCAAGGTGAGCCAAAAAACTCACAGATCGCCGAAGATTCCAAATAACACTATCTTTGGCGCTCGGTAAAACCTTATCAGAAATCGAACTAATGCCAGAATCTCATTTGCAAGAATATGAAATGTTCTATGCAGAACAACCATTTGGCCTATTCCGTGAAGATTATCGTATAGCTCAGTTGTTGCAGCTGATCGCTATTGTGAATAAGGATAAAGACACACCAACTCCTGAGATTCAGGATTTTATGCCATTTTTTAAATCCTCTTTTTCTGATGAAAATGAAGAAGAGGGACAAACATTACAAGATTTTCTGGCACAACGACAGGAGCAAAGATTGTGAGTGTAGGTAATTTAAATATTCAGCTAAGTTTGGATTCTGCAAAATTCAAACAAGGTATTTCTGATGCAGATCGACAAACAAAGCAATTTGCGAACAATGCAAAATCAAACCTATCTCAAATTGAAAATTCTCTTGGCGGAATGGGAACGAAGTTGTCCATTATTGCTGGTGATGTTTTAGGTGGTTACGCCGTACAATCTGTAAAAAGTGTTGCGACACTTACGGATAACTATACTGATCTTGGCAATAGATTGCGCTTGGTAACGGAAGGTGAGACGCAGCATACGCAAGCGATGCAATCTGTTTTTGATATTTCCCTCAAAACAAATCAACAATTAACTTCGACCTCCACAATTTATCAGCGTATTGTGCAAAATGCGGAGACGTTAAAAATTTCGCAGTCCCAAGTGGCTGGCTTGACCGAGACTGTAGCGAAAGCCGTAGCCATTTCTGGTGCAAGCACGGCATCAGCGGATGCGGCGCTAATGCAATTCGGCCAATCGTTAGCGAGCGGTGTATTCCGTGGTCAAGAATTTAACTCAGTCATGGAACAAACACCGGCACTTGCTTATGCGATTGCAGATGGATTAGGCGTGTCAGTCGGTGAACTAAGACGTTTAGCTGGTGAAGGTGAGCTAACCACCGATGTTATTATTAGAGCATTGGAAAAAGCCAAAGGCAGCGTTGACGAAAAATTCAATACACGAGTTGTAACGCTTGGGATGGCGTGGACAAATTTCAACACGCAAATGACTCGATTTGTTGGTGAAGCTGATAAATCAATTGGTGCTTCTCAGTTACTAGTTTCAGTATTAGACGGCTTATCTAGTAATTTATCTAGTATAGTAACTATTGCTGGTTCGGTTGGTGTGGCTTTTGCTGGTGTGAAATTATCACAACGAGCTCAAGAAACACTTGCATTGTCCGCTGCAAACCGACAAAACGCTCAATCAGCGCTTGTAAGCGCACAAAACATAAAATTACAAGCTACAGCAGATCTTGAACACGCTCGTGCGTCCATGCAGTCTTTATCTGCTCAATTGCAACTTGCTCGAACAGAGCAAGAAAGAACCGTTATTCGTGAGCGCATGAAAGCGCAATCTGCGCAAATTATTGCATTAACGAAAGCTGAAACCGCTGCAATGGCTGGATTGGCAACCGCTCAGAAAGGAGCAAGCTTATTTAGTAATGCGTTAAGTTTTATGGGTGGCCCTATCGGGTTAGCCATCACAGGATTAACACTCGGCGCAAGTGCCTTATACGAATGGTATAGCAATGCGGAACAAGCTCAACAGAAAAACTTAGACTTTGTCAAATCGCTAGATGGTATTAATCAAGAAATGACTAAGATGTCATCTCTTGAATTAAAGGTTACGATCGCCGACACGCAAGATAGTATCGGTGCTCAAAAAACAAAAATTAAAGAATTAGAAGGCGAACTTAAAAAACTGCAAGATCAAGCAGAAGTTAAAGTTCGTTTTGCAGTAGATGAAAACGGTAATATAGCTGAAATCACTAAATCGCTCCGTCAGCAACAAATCGAAGCTGATGCGGTTACTCGAAAAATGCTTGAGCTCAAACAAGCAAAAGATGATTTAGAAAAAACTGAAGCGAGCCTTTCGGCTCAAATGGATGCCGTACCGCTAGCGGATTTAAGAGCAAGAATTGAAGCACTGAATCCACACATTGATACATCAACAATCAATTTCAATGATCTTGGTTGGTCAGTGGATCAGTTAAATAATATTTTCCCTAATGCGAGCGCCAACGGTTCGTCATTTATGGGGATTGTTAGTCAGCTTGGCATTGCTGCCATGGTGTCTGCCGGCAAGTTTGATGTATTGGCTGAATCAGCCGCTAAAGCGATGAATGTTAAGTTAAGTAACCACTTGGCGGATAACGATCTACAAATTCAGATCAATAAAGCCAAGCAAAATGGTAATACTAAACTCGCTAATGAATTAACGGCGAAGCGAAACACAAATAATAAATTGGAATCGCTTGGTGTTAAAGCAGGATCAGATGATTATAAAAAATTGTTTGAGTCAGAGCTGCAATTAGTCGCGTCAAGCGGAACTGGCGGAAGGACCAACAGCAAAGGCGGAAAAAGTTTTGCGCAAGAAATGGAGCAGTTACGCCATAGTCAGCGTGTAGCAGGTCTAAAAGGTGCTGATAAATTCCGTGCAGAAGCAGAATACCAAGCTAAAGAAAAGGGCTATAAAGGTAAAGATGCTGAAACTTATATTGATCAGTTTGTTAAAACAAAATTAGCAGAGAATCATGGTAGCGGTGGATCTAAAACGGATTATCAAAAGCAGTTCACGGATCAAATCACGGAGATGCAAAACCGTTTATCGAGCTTAAAAGCTAATGCCTCAGATATTTCGCTATACGGTCAAACGTCACAATATCAAGAAGTAAAAAAATTAACTGAAGATATTGCTGAAAACGCAGAAAAATACAGTGCTTACGGCACTGACGGCGTTAAAAAATTACAAGAAATGGCGGCGCAGATTGATGAAGCTCAACAAAAAATAGCAATTGCACAATTTAGTTTTGATAACACAGAAAAACTACAAGCAATGGAATTTGAGTTGAGTCTATTGGGCAAATCAAGACAAGAGCAAGAGTTATTACAATATAACCACTCGCTAGATCTTGAAGCATCTAAGCTTAAAATCGGTATGAGCAAAGAGAATATTGCTCAACTTGATATTGAGATTGCCAAACTTAAAGAACGCCACGCAATTTTGCAACAAAAAACAGAAGCTAACCGCTCAGATCCTGTTGCCGGATTTAAAGGAGGTCTTCAAGCTATCGAAGATGATGTTACTAATGTGAATGAGAATATCAAAAGTATTACCGTTAGCGCTTTTGGCACGATGTCTGATTCTCTGAATGACTTCATTATGACTGGTAAAGCAAACTTTGGGGATATGGCTAAATCTATTTTGAGTGATATTTCGAAGATGATTGTAAAAATGCTGATGTTTCAGGCGATTAAAGCTGGAATGTCTGCATTGGGATTTAATGGTTTTTCTGAAGGTGGATTAGTTGGCGGATCATTTGCTGTTGGAGGCTATACTGGAGATGGTGGCAAATATACACCGGCTGGCATAGTCCACCGTGGCGAATACGTATTAACCAAAGAAGCCACTTCTCGATTAGGTGTTGATTACTTGAATTACTTGAATTACGGAACTCGCAGAGGGTTTGCTAATGGTGGCGGTGTAGCCGTTCCTAGAGTGCCGAAATTAAATTATGGAAATAATTTAACAGGTGCAACACATAACCAGGTATCTATAACTGTTAATGTTGAATCAGACTCCGCTACTAATTCAGAAGTGTCTAGCACTGCGGATGAGGCTAAAGCTTTAGGAAAACTCATTGAATCTAAAGTGCTTGAAGTGATCGTGAAACAAAAGCGCAATGGAAATTTATTAGCATAGGAACATATTTATGCAGCAACTCCCATTCTGTCCACAGCCTAATTATAAAGTTAAGTCGCAACCAAGACGAAAAACTTTCGATTTTGGAGATGGATATCAGCAACGTCAAGTTGATGGTTTAAATCCCTTGCAACGCAAATATAACGTGTCATTTAATTTGAAGAATAAAAAAGCGGTCGAATTGATCGCTTTTTTTGAATCTTGCGCAGGCGTTACTGCTTTTGAATTTACTGATAAACATGGTCAGCAGCGGAAAGTGGTTTGTCCTAGCTGGAATGAAGATACTGGATTGACGCACACCAAAATAGACGCTGAATTTGAGGAGGTAGCATAATGTCTTTAAATATGTCGCCAAAATTAAAACTCGAACTCGCCAAACTTGAGCAGGCAGCAATTTTAGATTTGTTTGAAGTGGATATGCGAGGGCTAACCGGCGCGGACGGCGCAAAAGGCGAGCTTTACCGCTTTTATGCCGGCACAAATGAGCTAAATCAGCCGATTGTGTGGCAAGGCAACACTTACAATCCGTACGGCATTAAAGCAGATGGTTTTGAAATGTCAGGACAAGGCGCAAGCAACCGTCCGACGTTATCTATTGTGAATTTTGATGGCTTTGTTACCGGATTGTCGAATAATTTCGATCAGTGCCTTGGTGCAAAAGTAACAAGGCGCAAAGTCTATGCCGAATACTTGGATGCAGTCAATTTTGAAGGCGGTAATCCGAAAGCAGATCCGCAACAAGAACGGTTAGAGTATTTTGTGATTGAGCAATTAAGTGCGCTAACCCGTGATATTGCAACGTTCACGTTGGCGCTGCCGACCGAAACCGATAACGCCGTTATTAATAAGCGCACAATTCTTGTGACTTGCTCGTGGGTGTACCGCTCCTCGGAGTGTGGTTATACCGGTGGCGCGGTGGCGGACGAAAAAGACCAACCAACAGGCGATATTAAAAAGGATAAATGCTCCGGTTGCTTGCGTGGATGTCAGCTACGCAATAATCAGCGCAATTACGGTGGCTTTATTGCTGTTAATAAATTGGGATAAATTATGATTACCGCACAGCTAAAAATAGAAATCCTCGCTCATGCAAAAAAATCAGAACCGCAAGAATCTTGCGGTTTTGTCGTTTCCGGGCAAGACGAATTTTTTTACTACCCGTGCGAAAACATGGCGGACGATCCTGAAAACTTTTTTGAGATTGCGCCCGAAGCCTATATTCAGGCAGAGTCTTTAGGTGAGATTGTAGCGATTGTCCACTCACACCCGAAGGGCGAACCGGTTTTATCAATTGCAGATCGCCAAATGCAAGATTTATCACAGCTTGATTGGTGGCTTGTATGTAACGACGAATTGTATATTTTCCCGAAAGTTAAACCGCTTGTTGGTCGTGAGTTTATCCACGGTACAACGGATTGCTACTCAATTTATAAGGATTTTTATTATCTCGCCGGCTTGGATATGGACGAGTTCAAACGCCAAGATTACTGGTGGGAAAGTGGCGAAAATCTGTACTTGGGAAATATTGAAGGACAAGGTTTTGAGCGATTGTCAGAAGATACCGAATTACAAGTTGGCGATGTCATTTTGATGCAGGTCGGAGCGAATGTACCGAATCACGCAGCGATTTATATAGGCGATCAAATGGTACTACATCATAGCCCGAAGCGTTTAAGTAAGCGTGATCTATATGACGGCTACTGGTTTAAGCACACACACAGTATTTGGAGATACAAGCAATGGTTAAAGTTAGATTTTACGGTAGCCTTAAACAATTTGGCTCGCAGTTTGAGCTAGATTGTAAAGATACTGCCGAAGTGCTTCGTGCCTTGTGTCATCAAATCAAAGGTTTCCGGCAGCATATTCAGCAAGGCTTTTATAAAGTTCGAATTGGTAAAGAATATCTCGATAATCGATACTTAGATAAAGGCTTGTTTTATAAATTAAAAGAAGGCATGACCGTACATTTTACGCCGGTGTTGCAGGGTGCGAAAAAAGGAGGCGTATTCCAAGCGGTTTTAGGTGTTGCATTAGTTGGTGCAGCATTGTTGCTTGGGCCTGTTGGCTTGGGAGTGTTGGGCTCAACTAGTGCAATGATGATGGGGGCGATGGGTGCATCAATGCTACTCGGCGGAGTTGCGCAAATGCTTACTAAAACACCGTCAATGTCTAATGGATTTAATGATCAAGACAAAAAACAATCAACGGCTTTCAGTGGATTACAAAATATGACTGCACAGGGTCAAGTTGTACCGTTGTCATACGGACGCATTATGTGCGGATCGATGATTGTGTCGCAAGGTGTTGAGACGTACGACGCAGAAATGCAGAAAGCAGAAATCGAAAAGAAGAAACGAAGAACATTAGGAAATAAATAAGACCGCTCATTACGAGCGGTTTTTTATAGCTGAATAAGGGGTAATTATGGGTGGTAGCTCAGGCGGAAGCTCTCATACACCGGTAGAAGCACCGGAATCAGGACGTAGTGCGCAGCGAGTAAAAATCGTTGAAATCATTTCTGAGGGTGAGATCGGCGGTTTAGTTGATGGATTGAAATCTATCTATCTCGATAATACGCCGATTCAAAATTCTGATGGCTCATACAATTTTACTAATGTGCAATCCGAAGGTCGGACCGGAACACAAGATCAGGATGTGATGTCTGATTTTGATACGACAGAAAAAGAAATTGCAGTTAGCACAGAAGTTAAGAAAACAACGCCTCTCACTCGTACCGTGACTGATGCAAACGTAACACGGTTACGCTTAACGCTTGGTGTTCAATCACTCTTTAGACAAGAGGATAACGGTGATACAAATGGTACGTCGGTAGATTTTAAGATTACGGTTGGCAACGCAACTTACAATTTAAATATCAATGGCAAATATAGTTCACAGTATTTGCGTGCATTAGTTGTTGATAATTTACCACCTGTACCGTTTAACATCAAAGTTGAGCGAATAACCGCGGATTCATCAAGCCAACGCTTGCAGAATAAAACTGTGTGGGCTAGCTACACCGAGATCATCGATACAGATTTTGCCTATCCCAATACCGCTTATGTCGGTATTAAATTTGACTCCGAAACGCATAGTAATATCCCAACAAGAACATACGAGGTGTACGGAATTAAAGTCAAAGTCCCAAGCAATTACGACCCGATGACCCGTAAATATACCGGTTTGTGGGATGGTACGTTTAAGATTGCGTGGACGAATAATCCGGCTTGGGTTTTACTCGATATTTTAACGAATAAGCGTTACGGTCTAGGCGAGCGCTTAGGAGATTTTGGCGTAGATAAGTGGGCATTGTACAGTATTGCGCAGTATTGCGATCAGCTTGTACCGGACGGCTACGGCAATATGGAGCCTCGTTTTACTTGTAACTTCTGGATGACTGAACAGCGTTCAGCTTATGATGTAATCTCTGATTTATGCTCTATTTTCCGGGGAATCCCAGTATGGAACGGTACGGAAATGACATTCATCATTGACCGTCCAGCCGATCCAGTTTGGACGTACACCAATGCAAACGTGATTAATGGCGAGTTTTCACGCCAGTATTCGGCTAAAAAATCTCGCCACAATGCGATTCAAGTTGAGTATAAAGACAAAGACAACGCTTATCAGTCGGCGATTGAGTACGTTTCGGATAACGACTTAATTCGCAAAAATGGCTTTAATCTTCTAAAAGTGACCGCTTTTGGTTGCACCAGTCGTGGTCAAGCGTACCGTACCGGTCGATGGATCTTAGAAACAGAAAAGCTCGAAACTGAAACCGTGACATTTAGTGTCGGCTCGGAAGGTTTGATGCACATACCCGGTGATATTATCCGAGTGACTGACAATCATTTCGCCGGCACAAATCTTGGCGGACGAGTGTTATCAGTAAGTGACAAGGTAGTAACGGTCGATCGTGAAATTACGCTACCGGCAAATAGCTATTTTAGTTATATCAACGCCGAAGCGAAGCACGCCTCAATCAAAATTACCAAAATTAACGGTACGAAGCTTACGCTTGAAGCTGCTCCGGCTGGCTTAAAAGAATATGACGTGTACTCGATTTCAAGCCAGAAAGTAACATCTCGCTTATATCGTTGTATGACGATCACTGAGGATGACGGCAAGTACACAATCACCGCATTGCAACACGAACCGCAGAAAGAAGCGATTGTTGATAACGGCGCATCATTTGAACCAGTATCAACTAGTTTGTTAAGTGGTGGATTGCAAAAAGTAAGCAATGCTGACGTGTCACTCTCTGAAAACGGCGTAGAAATTACATTTGATTATGCGGCTAACACAACAACGGCAGTCAAGTATCAAGTTAAGTTATATCGCAACGGCGAACTATATCGACAGTTAGTTGATGTGACCGATACTAAGCTCACGTTTTCAAACTTGCCGGACGGCTCTTACACGGTTGAAATTCGTGCCAAGAACGAGCGAGGACAACTATCCGATCCGATTACTCGTACGTTTGAGATTAATTTAAGAATCCCTCGTTTTGTCACCAAATCATTATTATTCGCGATTGAATTAGATTGGGATTTACCGAAAACGGCAACGGTCGGTAATTATACTGAATTGTGGCGAGCGTCTGAAAATGATGTGTCAAAAGCGGTTAAAGTTGCTACGTTAGCCTATCCGCAAAACAACTACACGATCAACGGTGTAAGCCTGAATGAAAGTTACTACTTCTTTGCTCGCTGTGGTGATAAAGCCGGTAACAAAGGCGAATTTACCGAAGGTGTTTTTGGCGAAGCTGATCACAATACGGAAAATCTTGTTAATGCGCTTGAGGGTAAAATCACTCAGTCGCACTTAGGTAAATCGCTGATTGAATCGCTCAAAGCAGATATTGACGAAGCGGTAGGCGGAGAAAGCAAGGAAAGACAAGGAGCAGTAGCAAATGCGTTAGCTCAAATCTTGGCGGAAACTCAAGCAAGAGTAAAAGCATTACAGGACGAAGCGAAAGCACGTACTGCTGCGATTACGGCGGAAACCAACAATCGCACTAAAGCAATCCAAGCTGAAAGCGCAAATCTAACGAAAAAAATCCAAGATGAAGCAAATGCTCGTGGTACTGCTATAACTCAGTTACAACAAACTGACGCACAACAAGCGCAGCTTATCACTGCAGTAACCGCAAAAGCAGATCAAGCGATTGCTGGTTTACAAGAGGAAAAGACCGCTCGTGCTAACGCTGACAAAGCGGAAGCACAAGCACGTAACGCCTTGACTAGTCGTGTAGCAAGTGCAGAATCAAGTATTAGCAATATTCAATCCACTAAAGCAAGCAAGACTGAAGTCGCTAGTTTAGCGCAGCAGTCTTTACAAGCAGTTTGGCAAGCGGATGCGCAGGCTAAAATTGATGCGTTAAAAGTAGGCGGTCGTAACTACTTAATTGGCTCAGCGCCTGATAGTGATTATTGGTTTTACAGTAAACATGGATCGTCTTTAGCTACTGGTGAATTTGATGACTGCTTGATTTGGCGATCGAACGGAGAGATCAATACCTACTGGAAGCAATGGCAATGTATTGGTTACGCTGAACGAAATGTTAAAAAAATAACGCCGCCATTAAACGAACTTGAAAATGGCGATATTGTTACATTATCGTTTGAGGCGCAGAGCACCATAGATACATCAATTTATTTTGCGTTAGCATTTGACGTGACCTCTGGTAGTCGTGTGGATGGTATTAATTCGGGATTGGCGATTGCTAAATCTGAAACATGGGTTAAATACTCCGTCACAAGGACCATATCAGCAAACAAGCCTGAGTTATACAAAGGCACTCGGTTATTGCTAAATCCGTCAGCGTTGCTAGGCGACAATGTTTTAAAAGTTCGCAAGATCAAGCTTGAGCTAGGCACAGTCGCCACCGACTGGACACCGGCACCGGAAGAAGCTGATAGTGCTATTAGTGCTGTATCAGCAGACTTGACGAGTTACAAACAAACACAAGCGACCAAAGAGCAAGCAACCTCTCAGCAGATTAACGGCTTAACTACTCGATTAGCGAGTGCCGAAAGCGGAATATCTCGAGTTGAAAAAGCAGTATCCGACAATCAGTCATCGACTGCTACGCAATTAAATCAGCTCAGTGCGAATTTAACAAAAGCGCAGACTGATCTAAATGCAAAAATCACACAAGAACAGACCGCTAGAGCCAATGGGGATAAAGCGAACTCAGATAAGATCACAGAAATCACAAGCCGTGTAAATAATGCTGAATCAACCATTAGAAACTTGCAATCAACCTCTGCTTCCAAAAAAGAAGTGGCAAGCATTGCCCAAAACGAGTTGCAATCCATTTGGAAATCTGATGTGAAGTCAGCGATTGAAGGCATTAGTGTTGGCGGACGAAACTATATCAGAGATAGTCAATTTAAAAATGGGTATTGGCGCTACGCCAAAAGAGAGGGGAGCGATGTTTGTAATGTCAATAATGGCGTTGTAGAAATTATCTCAACAGGTAATTACTGGCATCAATATCAGCTATCTACTTATGATTATGATGACGGATTAAATCTTGTTGAGCACAATTCTACGGTTACACTTTCTGTTGAAGTTCAAAGTCCTGATGATTGTCCATTTTGGGTAAATATCCGTAGCGACACAACAGAAGGCCCTACAACCAACCCAATTAATTTTAGTGGTGTTGCCAATAATCAATGGCAAAGAGTTTCCTTCACTGGAAAACTTATACCATCGAAAAATCATAAAGGCTACCGTATTATTCTAGCAACAAGTAATACTGGCACCATTCGTTTTAGAAATCCTAAGCTAGAAATTGGGACGATTGCCACCGATTGGACACCTGCGCCAGAGGATCTTGAAAGCAAAATGGATTCAATATCTGCTAAGGTGGATACAGTCCAACAAACACTAGCTAACGCCAATTCTGCATTAAGTTCTCGCATTGATAGCGTAACGGCTTCAGTAAATGATGCCAAATCGCAAGTGTCACAAGTGAGTAAAGCCGTGTCAGATGTAAGCGGTAAGTTGTCTGCAACCAGTACGCTTAAAACTCAAGTAATTGCCGGCGGTCGTAAAGCGATCGCCGGTATTGCTTTGGGGGCTGAGTCGGATGGCGTAACAACAGAATCTTCCGTTATTGTTATGGCGGATAAGTTCGGCATTGTTGCTAATGCTAATGACGGCAATGTGAAGCCTGTGTTTAGCGTTGCCGATGGTCAAGTAGGTATTCGTGGTGATCTTGTGGTTGCTGGATCGGTGACTCGGGATAAATTATCGGGTGGAGCTGGAGAAAATCTACTTTATAACCCGATCTTTGCTAATAACGGTCACGGCTGGACGTATTATGTTGACACAGCAAATATTGATAATGCTGGTTATAGTTTTAATGCTAATACCGGAGTATATCAATCAGGTGCGTATTTGCCGACAGAAAATCAATTTAGATTACAACATATTCGTAAATCAATTACAGGGGACGTGAGATTAGGTGGTTTGTATCAAGATATGAAATTAACGCCTAACACGTATTATTGTTTTTCAGTTTATACAGGTGGTCATAGAAGTTATGTCGATTTAAACATTGAAGGTGGTGGAATACAGATTATTCATAAAAGTTGGAGTGGTAGAGGGCGTACAGGAGGTTTCCCTGATAATACAAAAGAGACAGGTGTTGAAAATTGGTATCGGATCTGGCTTATTTTTAAAACAAATGCCACCAATTCTGCTGAAACCAATTATCGTTTAATTATTAACACTTGGGGGCAAAACGGTCAAGATAGTCCAATGTTTATTATTAGACGACCAATGCTTGAAGAGTGTAATGCTAGCAGTACCGAGCCTAGCCCTTGGTCAAATGCCGGAGCTGGTCCAGTCCACGGCGGTAGTATTATCGCAAATACGATTCGTGGTGATCATATTATGGCGAATCAACGTATCAGTTCTCCGGTGATTGAAGGTGGCAGCCTGAATATTGGCAACGGCAATTTTATTGTTGATAGTAGCGGTAATGTTACGGCAAAAAAAGGAACTTTTAGTGGCGACCTTAGTGGGGCAACTGGGACATTTAAAGGGGATATATCTGCGGCTAGTGGTACGTTTAGTGGTAAGATTTATGCGAAGAATCTTATTGATGATACTGCTCAAGCATTCACATTGCAGCATGGTAAGTCTTTAACAATACCGGCTTTTGGTAAAAAGCGAATTATTATTGTTCCTGCTTGTTTTTGCGAGCTCAGAGTAAATTCAGCTGCTGGTAGTGCAGCTGCAACTATTCAGGCGTCGGCCTCGATTACAATCACAAGTTCGGCTGGTGGTAGTATATCAGGGAGCGGGTCGCAAAGAGGGAGTGGCGCATCCGGAACAGTCTTTCTGTCTGGTTTTTTTGTTGTAAATGCTAATACAGCAACTACAATTAATTATACATCTTCAGTATCTGGCTCGGGGGAAGTTTATTGCCCGGATATACCAATTATTGCAATCTGTTAAATCACAAAAGGTAATTTATTATGAATAAATTAATTTTTACTCTATTAGTAACAAGTTTATTATCTGCTTGTTCAACTCAATATCCTATTGACTATACAACTAAACCAGTGTTTTGTTATCAATTATCGCCACAAGATATACAGCCAGGCAAAAATTGTATTGGAACAGGTGGACACAATTAATTTATACGGCCCGCAAAGCGGGCTTTTTTATTAGCTAAAATAAGGAAAAACTTATGAAATTCATTGAAAAACAAACAGAATGCCAACGCACTGGCGCATTAGCTACATATCACGTCGTAACCGGTTTACAAGTGGACTATGTAAATAGCAGCACATTTGTGACAATTGGCTCTTACGTGTCAAAAACTAAAAAAGACGAGGGGAAAGAATCGTTATCCGTTAATACTTTTACTATTCAAGCTGTGCCTGCGTGGGATCAAATTCCGTATCAATGGGCGTTAGCCGAATTAGTCAAAGCTCAACCGGACGATTTTATACCTGAAACATACGCCGGCTATGTAAATCCTTATATGTTTGCCGGTGGCAAAGTAAAAGACGAGCCGGAAGCTAAATAA